AAATTGAATACGATAAGCCCGGACAGAAATTCGTCAACTTAGAGGACTCTACACATGGCTGATCGTTCCTATACCGTCTCTGGTGACAACATCACCGTCGTCGCGGCCCCACAGCTTGTCTTCCTGAACGTCGCAGCCGGTGGCGCTGGCGTGCCTGGCTATGAACTGTTGCGATGCTGGGTGAGTCAGCGAGCCAACGCCACGTCGGCGCAACAGGGGATCTGCATCGGCACAAAAGTAACGGCGTTTCCGACGCTGACATCGGCTACGCCTGCGAAGACCTCGCTCGGCTTGCCGACCGCAAGTCTTGTTGGCAACACGACTGGTGCGGCTGGATCGGCTGGCATCAACTCCAGTGCGAACGGTGGTGGCACCGAAATCAAGGTCTATCCGGACAACTTCAACGTCCTCAACGGATGGCTCTGGGTTCCGACGCCTGCTGAAACCATGCAGTCGATGCCTGGGAGCACCAGTGGCACGTTCCTGCAGTTCACCTCGACGCCTGGAACACTGACCGGATGGTCCTTCGGCGTGGTCTATCGAGAAATCGGCTAAGGCGCGGGGGCTTCGGCCCATATGCCGAAGTATTACATTCCAACGAAGCGAGGGAGGACCGTCACGCCTCCCTCGCCTTTCCATGCGTCCTATTCCACCTCGTTTCCGCTCGTAGAAAATCCGCTCTCAGAAAGCGGACTCTGGATCAACGGGCAGACCAATGGGCGTGATTGGACGAATATGCGCGTGAGTCCAAGCGGCAAAGCCATCGGGACTGAGACAGGAAGCGCAGCCAGTATCTATGATGATTCCACGGCGCTCCTCACTGGCACGTGGAGTAATAACCAGCAAGCGAGAGGCACCATCTTCACGACACGCACTGCAGGGAATTGGAACTCTGAAGTAGAGATGCGGCTGCGGTCAGCCCTCTCTATAGGCATCAACCGTGGCTATGAGTTCAATGTCCGTATCCCAGGCTATCCAGCCGATCCCTATATCGAAATTATTCGGTGGAATGGAGCCATCGGCAGTTTCACGGCGCTTCTCCATACCGATAATGCTAGCTGGGTGATGCATACCGGCGACCAAATACGTGCCACGGCTATCGGATCGGTGCTGACGAGTTACCTCACAATCGCTGGCTTCAACGGTGGCAATGGCGTCGGTGTCGAGTTTCAGGCTGGCACCTATAACACCTCCACAGGAAACGATGGAGGCGCTGGCAGTAATCCAGGTGGACCGGATTCAGTCATTTGGTCTGATGGCAATCCAGGGATGGGTAGCTTCTGTCACGACTTCGGCGCGACAAGCGACATCACCCTTTACGGCTTCACCTTCTATGAGGCGCTGAGTCTCTAATGGCATGGGCACGTAGGGCCGGCGCGATTCTCACCGGAACAGAGAATGCCGGCACATCAAAAGACTTCGGCGATCTCGGAGCGGCCACGGTCGCCAACGATCGTGTCATTGCCGTGATTGGCGTCAGCACTATCCATTCAGCAGGCGCCTTCTCTGTTTCGAGTATCACCGATACGCAAGGCAATACATGGAACCGTGACCTCCAAGAGCAGAAGGATTACGGGTCAGATTTCGGTTGCCTGGAGGTGTGGAGCACGGTCGCGAATGGCACCAGTGTCACGCATATCACGGTCACATTTAGCGGGAACCTGACGGCGACGGGTGGCGCAGCGGTCGCCATTGGCGCGTATAGCGGAATCTCGACAGCCGTAGGAGCGGCAGCGGCTATAGACATTAGTAAGGCGAACTCTGTCGGTTCAACTGGTCCAGCGGATTCTGGCACGACCGCAGGCACGACCACGGCGGCGAACGAACTCAAGATCGGCGCCTATGCGGACGACGGGGTGAGCAAAACTCTTTCGGCTGGCACAGTCGATACGACGTATAGCGTCTTCGCGAAACTCGATGCCAGTTCCACTGAAGAGGCGTTGCTGGAGGATGCGGATTCTGGCTCCTCTGGATCGACCGCTCGCGCAGAAGTGACGTGGGCCAGCGGCACGGTCAATTGGAATATGGCCGTATTGGTCTATAAACTCTCGGCTGTGTCGTCAACACAAGTGCCACGCAATAACTACATGGCGCCTATTCTGACGCAATAGCATGGCGTTTTTCTATCCGCCTCCACCGCCGTCGCAATCATCGAGTGTCACACCTCCTGTGCCGCATGAGCCACAGGGATCAACTGGCGATCAGCCTCCTCGTCGGCAAGTGCAGGCAGTTCTGGCGATGGCCGTCGTGTTGGCCTCATGGCCGGCAGACCTTGAGCCCAGACTTCAGGCGCCGAACAATCAGCAAGTCAAGAATGCAGCGGTCATTCCGCCGCCGCCATTTGTTCCGCCACAAATCCCGTTCACGCTTCAGATCCATCCGATCATCGGGCAATGGAAGACGGAATGGTCCGCGCAGACGATTATTGGCAATGCGGCGGTCATTCCGCCTCCGCCAATCGTTCAGCCGCCAGTTCCTTACAACACGCCACTGACGCATGTCTATGGTCAATGGCTCCCGGCATGGCCGGCACAACGAGCGTTTGGCACGGCAGCGGTCTTGCCGCCTCCACCAGCGGCGAATCCGCCGATTGCGCGACAGCCACTGAGTATCCTTGCGTCGTGGCATGAGCCAGCGGAGATTGACCTCGTTACGACGTGGACGATCGGACCTGATAATCCAGATCCACCTCCCATTCGTGGTCCGCTAGCCGCTCCATACTATTCGGTCGCGCAGCGGTCATGGCCGACGGAATGGTCCGCGCAGTCGGCACGGCATGTCACTCCACCGACATTCATTCCGCCGCCTCTACCATCCCAGAAGACGCCATCGCTGAATGCCGTGCTGGCCTCATGGCCGGCATCGCTAGAGCCACGTCTACAGGCGCCGAACAATCAGGAGAACAAGATTGCCCCGCTGATGTGTCAGCCGGTGGGGCTCCCAGCGCATGACGAGTTCAACGTCAACTACGGGACTTCACTCGGGTCATGCAACTGGACAAACGTCATTGGGAATTTTGAAACCAATGGCATCAACGCCTTCCCAGGAGCAGTCGGTCAGAATCTTTCGTTCTGGAAAGAAACCACATTCTCTCCAGACCAGTTTGCCCAAGTCACGATTGCCGCATACGGTGGGGATACTCCAGGCATCGTCGTTCGCATCTCACCATCAGGGGATGCCTCCTATGCGATGGTGGGAGATGCCAGCGGTGGCACGATCACGCTCTACCAGACCGTCGCTGGCGTCGGCACGGCCATCCAGACCGTTTCAGGACTCACCCTCGTTGATGGAGATATCTATCGTCTACAGGTCATCGGATCTGCGCTGCAGATGTTCCTCAATACCGCGCAGATCGGCACGACACAAACCGATACCGCCGTCACGACTGGACAGCCTGGCATCTTCGTCAACGACATCGCCTCGCCAGCCCTGCTCGATAATTTCATAGCCGACAACTTCACTGGGCAATATCCGACGCATCAGACAGGCTGGCTGAATCCAGGCATCTGGGCCGCAGCGTTCCCAGACCTCCAGATCGTTGTTGTCGATTCCAATGTCCTGATCCCGGTCAATTCACCAGATCAGCCAAATCCGCACGGTCCATACAGTCCGCAACAGTGGGTCATTCGGCAGGCATGGTCCAGCGACTGGCCTGAACCTCAGCGTCTGACGACGTTCGTGCCGCCGACGCCAAGTGCTCCACCTGTTCCGCAGGGACCACTGTCCGCGACAGCAGTCAGCGAACTGGTGCGATCGTGGCCGACCGACTGGCCTGAGCCTCAGCGGCTGACCGCATTCGTTCCGCCGACGCCATTCGCGCCTCCGACACCGCATGGACCACTGTCAGTCACGGCCATCAGTGAATTGGTCAGTCCGTGGCAACCGGCTTGGAACGCACAGCGTGCGCGGAACATGACGGCGAGTCTGCCGTCTGGAACGGCTCCTCCTCCTGTCAGGTCGATCAGTAATGCGAATCTCGGAGCTTTAGTCAATCAATGGGTCCAGCATTGGGCAGCACAATCAGTGAAGCCAATGCAAACCATCAGTGGTGCTGCGCCTCCTCCATTCAATCCAGAATGGGCGACGAACAGTAACCAGATTGTTGGACCTTGGGCGCCTCAACCGGAGACGCATTAGTGCATTACATACAGCGTCGTCATGGCATCCCAGTCGTGTCTTCTTCCGCGCCCGTCAATCCGTCACTGCTGCACACCAGCGATTTCACCTATCTGGGCTTTGTGACGATGCCGCCAGATGACCAGCCGAACGGCGTCAAATTCTCTTATTCGATGGGTGCGCTCACAGGTCGAAAGGTGGGATCAGACATCAATCTCTTGATCTGCGGCTCACAAGCTGAAACGGGATGGCCCGATCCCGTCTACGAAATCAAATACAACGGTACTGGAACCGTCTGCACGCTTGTTCAGAACTGGTGGGATGTGACCTTGGGCGGTAAGGTCGGATCATCAAATCCGAAACCGACGCGAGGTCTGCTCTGGGACGAGGTAGCTGGTCAACTCCTCTGGTCCTATCAGGATCAATACAACGTGGGATTCGATTGGAATCCGAGTTTCGGAAGCACGATTCTCAGTCTGCCTACTGTGCAACCCTTCGGTCCGTGGCGCACCTCCCAATTCTCAGGCTTCACTGCTGGCTACATGATGCCTGTTCCTTCAGCCTACCAAGCGACCTTGCAAGGCCGGATTCTCTGTGGGGCTCCTATTGGGTCTGGCAATTCTGGCTCACCATGGGGAGTGGCGTCATCGGCGTGTAACGTGCCGGCGAACAGCACGCCTCCAGATGGCTATCAGGATGGTCATGTGAGCGTGCCTGTCACGACGCTGATCTACTCGGACATCTCCAATAAACAGTCACGGCCAAACGATGTGGATGATTGCGGATGGACCCATTACGGAGAGGGGGGAGACTTCGCGCATCAGCCGCAAGCTAACCCCGTGCAGGATGGCAGCGGCTGCAACATTGATGGAGCGTTCTGCGGTGTGCAGTTTGGACAAGTAGATGTCTTTACGGCTCTGGATAACGTCACAGCCTCCGTCTGGATTAACGGGACGACTAAACAAGGCGTGGTGTTCATGGGCCAACTCGCCAGAACCGTGGCGTCTCTGTCAGGGAGCTATCCGCCAGATGGACGAGTTCATACGTGGTATGGACCGGCGCAGGTGTTTGGTTCGCTGAAGATGTGCGCCCATGGGCAGAACGACACGCACTACGGCAACGAGGCGACGGGACCAGGCACTGTCTCGATGCAATCGTCCATGTGGATCTACGATCCCGCCGACTTGCTGGCGGTGGCGCTCGGATCGAAATCTTCGGTCCTCTTACCGCCAGTCACGTCTGCTGCACTCTTCGTGGATATGCCAGGAGGGAGCAGTTTCCCTGAGCTGGCCCCATGCCAGAACGCGCATGGAGGCGCATGGTTTGAGCCGACGAGCAAACTGCTGTTTATGACGGCCCGGAATAGTGAAGGTGATCATCGACCTGTTGTTCATGTTTTCTCAGTGAATTGTTGACAGATCAGCGATACTAAGCAGGCGCAGCCATGATCAGAGCAGCATCGGGACAAGTCATCGGCGCACAGATGGTCAATGCGACCACAGGCGCAGCCTTTGCCGGAACGGTCACGGTCTACGTCACCGGGGATGGCGGCACGCAGACGCTAGGCGCTGTCGGGAGTGGCATCTGCACGGCAGAGGGTAACGGTTATTACACCTATCGACCGACCGCAGCTGAAACCGATTACGTCCTCATCGCTTTCACCTTCATCGGCAATGGTGCTGTCCCTGCGACGATTCAGGTGGCGACGGTCACCGAGGCTCAAACCGTCGCATCCGCCAACACGACTGGCGGCACCTCTATCACCGTGCGGAATATGATCAAGGCCGCGATGCGGCGGATCAACGTCATTCAGGAGAACGAAGACCCCAGCGGAGACTCCCTCAGCGATGCCTTCGATCGGTTCAATGACTGGGTGGATTCCATCTGCGGCAACGAGCGTCTGAGCATCTACACCGTGACGCGCACGACATGGAACCTCGTCCCAAGCCAAGCCACATATACGATCGGGCTAGGCGGCGATGTGAATATCGTCCGTCCGCAATTCATCAATCAGATCAACTGGATCAATGCGAATCTGTCCGTGCCATTTGAGCAGCAGTTGACGCTGCTGACGGAAGATGCTGAAGCCTCGCTCGCGCTCAAGTCGCTGACCTCGACGTATCCGTTCTACGCCTACTACAATCCGACCTATACAGGGGCTCTGGGAACACTCACGATCTGGCCGACCGTGACCGGAACAGGTCTGCAAGGGGCGCTCTATTACCCACAGCAAGTGAACCGATTCTCGAGCGTGAACGACACGATTGCATTGCCGCCTGGCTATAACCGATTCATGCGAGAAGGGCTCGCACTGGAACTATTCCCTGAGTTTAGGGAGGGGCAGCAGATGGACCCATACCTGATGCAGAGCGCCTCTGAATCGAAGGCTAATATCAAGCGCATGAACAATCGCCTGATGGACCTCCAGAGCGATCCACAGTTGATGTTTGGTAGTCGTCGGTATTCGATCTATACCGGGCCATGAAGTATCCAGGCTTCATCGGGGTGAGCGATAAGACGCAGAGCGTCACCGCTAACCCTGAAGAGACAATCAACTGGTATTATGAATCGCAACCTCAACATGCGAAGAATACCGCTGCGCTTTATCCGACACCTGGCTTCTCTGTCTGGGTAGCCTCAGGCGCCTCGATCTCGCAAGGACGTGCGTTGTTCTCTGAGAATGGGCGCACCTTCGGCGTGATGGGGAAGGATTACGGTGAGCTGACTGTCAGCACGACTGGCGTGAATACCTTCACGCGATATGGATTCGTCTCCTACGATACGAACCAAGCGCAGATCGTGACGAACGGGTCCAATGCGAATCAGGCCTTTGTGGCGAGCGGCACGAACGGTTATCTTCACGACCTCGCCACGAATACGCTCACGCAAGAACTGACTGGCGATTGCGGCATGGTTGGCATGCTCGACGGTTATTTTGCCGTCTTAGACCCACTCACCAGCACGATGCGTATCTCTGGTCTGAACGACGGCACGACATGGGATCCACTTCAGTTCGTGTCTCGCTCGTCGGCTCCAGACAACTGGGTGGCGATGGCGATCGTGGCGCCAGACGTTTGGCTGATTGGCAGCAAGACCGGAGACATCTGGTATGACGCTGGCACATTCCCATTTCCATTCGCGCCTCGCACCGGGCTGAGTTACAAGTATGGGATCGTCGCCCCATTCACGCTCAAAGCGTCTGGTGCGTCATTGTTCTGGCTCAGTCGCAATGATGACGGTGGCGGAATCGTCGTGAGGACTCGCGGCTATTCACCGACGCCAATCAGCGATGCCGCCGTCGAGACAGCCATCGCGTCCTATGAACGTGACTCCACCATCACCGATGCGGAAGCGTTCGTCTATCAGGAAGAAGGACACACCTTCTACATCCTGCACTTCCCTACAGCCAAGGTCACATGGGCCTATGACATCGAAGAGAACAAGTGGGCCAAGCGTAGCTATTGGAATCCAAACACGATGATGGATGAACCGTGGCGTGCTCGCGTGCATACCTACGCCTTCGGGAAGCATCTGACGGCAGATTTCACGACAGCCAATATTTGCGCGATGAGTATCACGACTGGCACCGAAGCTGACGGATCCGCGATTCGTCGCACGCGCATCGCGCCAGGCATCTTCGATCAGAAGCAGCAAGTCCCGATTCGGAACATGGAGATTTATCTGCAGTCTGGTTTGGGGTTGAAAGAAGGCGCAGCCTCCAGTGCCACGGTGCTCGGATCCGATCCACAGGTGATGTTCACGACGAGCGATGATGGCGGCAATACGTGGGGGAATGAACGCTCGCTCTCTGCTGGCAAGATGGGGCAATACAAACGGCGGCTTCGTATGTGGCGGATGGGCACGCCGCGTGACCGTGTGAACAAGATGGTGGTCACGGACCCGATTCCGTGGCGCATCATTGATGCATTCATCAACAATGACGGGCTCTGAATTCTCGCCGTTTCTCCATCGCACGATTGATATAGCGCCATATGATGACGAGTCGGAACTGGTCTATGCTGAAGAGGAAAATCAGCAAGCGCAGTTAGAGATGTCGTGGTATCACATGTATGAGATGGCAGGCACGCTCGGTAGGCCAATGCTTGCTATGCGTAATTGGGCCATTCGTAACATGTGGTGGGTTGGCATTCTGATTTATGGTAGCTATGCGTTGCGTGGAGTTGTTCTCTGATGGCACTTCCGCCTGACCCTCCCCCGTATCTCGCGCCGATTGCTGAAGGGCGACCTGAAGTGATGGGCAGTGGTTGGATGCGATGGTTTCAGGCCACAGTGTTCAACTTACTCTCCAGTACATCAAGGACACTCCCAGCCATCATCGCGCTCACAGGGCAAGGCGCAGCCATTGGGACCACGAATATTCCGCTTCCAGCCATCACAGCAGGGCAGTATATCCTCAGCTATTATGCGAGAATTACCACAGCGGCTGGCGTCTCAAGTTCGCTCACGGTGACACTGGGCTGGACAGAGAGTTCCATTCCGCTGACCTTCACAGGCATGCCAATGACTGGCAATACGACGACGACGACGCAGAGCGGGTCAGTCATGGTTGTGGCTGATGGGAATACGCCTCTGAACTATTCAACGGCCTATGCGAGCAATGCGGCTGGCGTGATGAAATATCGACTCACCGTGATTGTGCAGAGCACATGACGACTCGCCTTCTTCCACCTGAAGAGTGGACTCGGCTCGATCCTGAGAAGATGAAACTGCCAGCCATTGGAGGCGCAGCGGTGGATGGATCTGTTCTCGTAGTCGAGGACGATCAGGGAGTCATTATCGGGTGTTGGTCTGTCATCACATGCGTTCACGTAGAAGGCGCATGGATCGATCCACGCTATCGAGGCAAGGTCGCTGTCGGGCGTCGTCTCTGGAATGCAATGAAATCTGTGGTGAAACAACGCGGGGCGATGGGCGCATTGATGTGCGCGGTGACAGCCGAAAGTCAGACTCGGATCGAGAAGAAGATGCATGGGATTGAAGTGCTCGGGAAGCATTTCGCGGTGACATTCAATGGCTAATGACAGTTTCAATCCGCTCTCTCTGATCGCCGCTCCAGTCAGCGGTCTGTTTAGTTGGCTTGGGGCAGGGAAGCAAGCCGATGCTGCGAAAGAAGCCACGGCTACTCAGAGCGAAGCTGCGAAATATGCCGCAGATTTGCAATCGAAAGCCGCACAACAGGCACTGGCATTTCAGCAGCAGCAATCCGCGATCGATCAGCAGAACTTCCAGAAGACGCAGAACGCGAACTACGGGCAGTTTCAGACCGCTTCAAACGAGAACTATGGCCAGTATGCGGCAGGGGCTCAGACCGACTATGACCGTTGGGCACTCCATCAGAACAATATGGGCTACCTCGGTCAACTCCTCGGACTGCCAGCGCGTCAACTTCCAGCGGCGAACATCGCAGCACCTCCGGTCTACGGAGCGAATCCCTTTGCGATGAGCGGGAGCGGAGCCGCATCAGGTGGCGCACCGACACAGAGCATCATGGACGCCTTGACAAAGAACTACAAGACACTGGGCTACTCACCGACAGGACCAGGCACAGGACCGACTGACATCGCCTACATGGCCGATGCCATCAACAAAACTGGCGGATTGACGGCAGACAATCAGGGCTATTGGTTGGGTCCGAATGGCCGCATCGCGCAGGAACTGTCCAAGGCCGGAACACCACCGACTGCAAG